ATAAAAACGATTCCAACCCCCCGCGCGCTTCCAGAAAAGCGTCGATCGCGTCGATATCCGTTTCGGCAGTAAATTGCAAATTCCAGGTCGCCAGATTATTGTTGATGCCGCTGGCCGCGCGTTGCTCATAGTCCTTGAACTTTGCCACATCGACCAACGGTTTTTTGGTTTTAGTGGCCGGCGCTGACGGAAGCCATGTAAAAGTTGGCATGATCTACGCCGCCCGGTTGCCGGATTGGTTTAAAAGACCGCCTGGGGCCTGTTCCTCCGTTAAAATATTCAGGACCACGCCGGTGATACGATCCGCCAGGTCATTGCCCTGACCTTGAGTAGTGACGCTGGAATCGCCATTGCTATTGATTGTGACGTTGACGTTGACCACGTTACCCCCCGGCCCCTGGAATTTTGTGCCTTGTGGAAACACGGTCTCGCCACGGTGCAGAATGGCCGGGAACTCATCGGGCAACAACCCGTTATTGAATTTCGGCGCGTTGGCAAAGGCCGAAGCGGGAAACAATTTCTGCGGAGCCTGCGTCTCCCCCACCACGCCGCCTTCGTGGAAAAAACTGGTGAGGAAACCTAATCCTTTTTCAAGTAGACCTCCTTTACCGCTGATTAATTTTGTTAACGGTTTAGAAACACTGGAACGAATGATTTGTTTTTCAATATCTTTTAAAATTGAAAACGCAAAGCCTTTGAAAGAGCTGAGACTGAATTTCAGATTGGTGAGACTGTTTGTGATGGTGTTTTCAATCGGCTGAACAGAGTTTTCCGCAATTTGAGTGATGAGTTTAAAAGTTGAATCTGTTTCTACTCTGACGCGCCGCATCTCTGCGAGTGTCGCGTCGTCCAATTGTTTCAACTTACCTACAAAAACATCGGTATTGACGAGGTTGGGAAACTCTTTCGACAGGCGAAAAAGTTCCGTCTCTTGACGGTCGATTTCCGCCAGGGCCTCTTCGTTCCTGTCCAGTTGGGATTTAAATTGATCGTTGAGCGATCTGGCCTTTTCAAAATCTTTATCAAAATTCCGGCCCGCTATTTTTTCAGAATTCAACCCACTCCCAAATTGCGGGTCCAGATTCAATCCAGCGGCGGCCTGGTCAGCCTTGAGAGCCTCTTCCTTAGCCGCTTTAACTTTTAATACTTCAAGAGCCAAAGTCTCTGTTTTTTTAACCTGTTCCTCGGTAGCGTCCGCGCCCAGCTTGGAAAGTTGCGCGTTTATAAAATTCAACTCTTTCGTATTCGTCAACGCGGCGGCCTGCGCGGTTAAATCCGTGAGCACTTTTTCATTCGCGGCTTTGCGTTTTTCTTCAGCATCTATTTGTTTTTAAGCGGCTTTTTCCCTGGCACTGGCAATTTTTGCTTCCGCCGCCAGTTCTTTTGCGTTTATTTTTTCCAGGCTTTTAACCTTGATTTCTTCCGCGACTTTCAGAGCCGCAAGACCCCGCTTACGAACTTCTTCATTCCCGGATTTAATCAACTCATCTATTTTTGCGCGGGTTTGTTCAAACTGAGCAATGGTTTTTGCCACTCCCCCATCTGCGGGAGTATTGGTTTTATCGAGATCCTTTTTTATTTTTAAGAGACTTTTTAATAATTCCGCCTGGCGCGCGGATTCTTTCAGCCCTTTTGTTTTTGTATCAGCAGGCTTGGGCGCGACTGCATTAAATTTATCCTCTCCTGTGAGTAGCAGGGCCTTTTTAGCCGCCTTCAATTCTTCGAGTTGAGCTTTTATTTTTTGCGTTTGATTGCCACCAAGGAATAATGCGATGGGAGCGTCCAATAGATCCCTTGTTTCCTTGATTTGTTCATTGAGCCGGAACAGAGCACCATCAAAAGTTTGAGCGTCTTTTAATAACCGCTCGGTATTAAAAAGTTGCAAACCAGTTTCAAACCTATCAACTAAACCTCTCAATACCGCAGTCAAGCCCACCTGGTCATCAAGCGATATGACCAGTTCCTTGATCGCTGAAAGCGCTTTGGTCGCGGACCCTTTCAAATTGTCCAGACGAACCTCGGCCATTTCCTTAGCGGTTCCGTTGGCCGCCAGCATGGCCTCATTCAAATCGCCAAAGGTTTCAACGCCGGATTTCATAACCAGAAACGCGGGAGCGCCCCGGTCACCGAAAATCTCAAACGCGTCGCCGCCGGTGATTGCGGAAGCGGCCAGAATACTCATCAACTCGGACAGACTCCGGGTTTGCAGGCTGGCTCCTCCCAGAAACTCGGCCAGTTGCTCAGATGGATTGGCCAGTTCTTTAATGACTCGCCGTAATCCGGTCCCGGCCAGTGTGGCCTGAAGCCCTGCGTTGGACAGCACACCGATCGCGGCGGTTGAGCTTTCGATTGAAACGTTGAACTGGCTGGCAATCGGCGCGGCAAACTTGAGCGCCTCGCCAAGTTGAATGATGTCGGTGTTGGATCGGCTGGATGCTGACGCGAGCACGTCCACAACCCTACCGGTTTCCGAGGCGGCAAGTTGGAAACCACTCAAGACATTGGATGCAATGTCCGCCGCTTCCGCCAGGGAAATGTTTCCAGCGGCGGCAAGGTCGAGTGTCGCGGGAATAGCTGATAGAATCTGGTTGGTATCGAACCCCGCCTTGGCAAGGAACTCCATGCCTTCCGCCGCTTCGGTGGCGGAAAACTTGGTGGTCGCGCCCAGACCTCGTGCGGTATCGGTAAGTTCGACGATTTGGTCATTCGTAGCTCGTGAAACCGCTTTCAATCCGGAAACGGCTTCCTCAAAATCCGCGACGGTCCGAACGATTCCAGCGGCGGCGAAAGCCACGGTCAAACCTGGAATAAGCGTTCCTAATCCTGCAAACGAAGCCCCAACACCCTTAGCCGCGACATTAACGCTTTTCAGGCCAAGCGAGGCGGGTTTGGTGGCTTTGGTGATTTTGTCGATGGCTTTTTTACCCGTCTTGCCAACGACTCTAAGATCTCTCTCAAATTTTTGGTTGTCCTTAACAGCCAGCCGGACAAACAGACTTCTAGTCGCCATGATCTGATTTTCCAAGTCCTGAAAGCATTCCAGCTTCCGCGCTGTTGATTAAAATGAACGTGATGATATTGTCGTATCCAAGCATTTCACAGGCTGAAAGGATTGCCGTTTGATCCAGACCTATGATCCGCCCTCCCGGTGAGATTCTGACCTGGGTCTGGCACCGTAAAAACAGATCCCACGCCTCCACACCGTTGATGGTCTGTGGAGCAAATTCCACATATGGGCAGGCTTTCCCGGAATCCGGGTCTATCCTTCCTTTGGAGCACGGGAGCCTTTGTCCTTCGCACCCTTTGCAGTACCCGGCCCCGCCGCCTTCGGTGAAGTGCCATTCCGCGCGGGACCGGATCCGTTTCCCTCGACCAATACCTCATCCATCGCATGGGTATATTGCGCGTAAAAACTATTGGCCATTCCAAAAAATCTGTAACAACGCGAAGATCGTTTCACGACACACCGGAGCCTGTTCATCACCTTTGGCGTTCATCACGCCTTGCCACTCGATGATCGAATTGACCGCCAGAAACGTCGCCATGTGTTCGCTGATCAAACCGGCCCTGATATTGTCATCGCTCATATCTGGACCGGATGGATCGTCCTTGTGCGTATTTTTTTCATCCCATTCCGCAGATAGTTTTTGGACTTCGGAATGAGCGTGAAGTTGGCTCGCTGAAAACAACCCTGGAGTCAGAGGCCGGACTTTCACCCGGACCCCGTGTCCGAGGTCCATCCAATAAGGCTTCGTTTTTAAATTGAGTCTGATCATACGACCATCCTTTTAAGGGTTATAAGGAAGTGCGGAGCTTGACTCCGCGTTTTTCTTTCTGATTTTTAATTTTTGACGGCCAAAACTATGCGGGATAGCTCGCCACGTCGTTATACAGCTCACACTTTCCAGAGATCGCCGAAGCGGAATCAAACGCCGCTTCCCAACCGAAGGAGACCTGCACACCGACGGGCCCATCGACAGAGACTTTTGGTTTTGGCAAAATGACGCGCGGAAACGTCCATACAACTCGTTCGTGCAGTAGTTTCGTGTAGTTATATTCCAGCGCCACCGGAGTTCCCGCCGCCGCCTTGTCGAGCAAAACAGTGTCTTTAAAGCGCACATCGATATTGCCATTGATTTTGATCTGAGTTGGATCTGCCGCCGCGATCAAACCTAACGGCTCGATGTTGTCCACTTTTTCCAGAGTGTTGGCGTAGGTGAACCCCCCGCCGGTGACAGTGGCCTGCGCTCCATCCAATTTGATTTGACCATTGAATTGGTTTAACAGGGTCAGTGTTTTGGAATCGGGAGTGCCTGCCTGTGAGGTCGCGAAAGTCTCTTCATTTCTGGCAATCGCTCCGACCTGAATTTCAGGCGTGCCCGACCGGGCGAAAGTGAATTGCATGGTATCCAACACACCCCCGACATTGACACGATAATTGGGAACATTGATATGGGCGATTTCCGCTGAAAAACTGGGAAGCGTCGCTGACCCGGATTTAAAAGTATGCCGATACCCGCCGCCTGTCAGTGTCGCGCCGCTGACCGTGGCGGCATCTGCGGCCAGAGTGAAGGCATTCCCCGCCGATCCAAGCGTGTCGTGGGTGATGATCAGGGTGTCCACCGTGTCGTCGGAATAGGTCGCGGGAGTGACGTTGACGTCGGCGCTTCCGTTTAATTTGGTCGTGGTATTTGCCAGAGTCGCGCTTAAATCCGCGCCAATCAGGATTTGAAATGTCGTCGGCGAGGCGGCGACATAGGTAAACACGGTGCCGTTAATGGTGATGGTGTCATTGGCCAAGGGTTGCGCCGGGAACAGGATGGTTCCGGTAGCGGCGACCTGAACCGTCGTCGGAGCGCCCATCAACATTTTCAGCCAATAACCGAGATTCCGCACGTCCGCCGGGATTCCAAAACCACCTTCGTTCGTGACCACGTCGAGATTGGAATCCTGCGGCTCCCGGCCTTGGCCGAGCAGATTATTTTGGATGAGAGGTTGTTCCGCCCCCATGTCAGATTTAAAAAACGGCAGTTTGTGCCAGTTGCCGGTCGGCTTGGTTCCGTATACGGTTTCTTCCTTAAAATGCAGGAAAGTATTTGCTCCTTGTGATCTACTCACTTTTCAGTCTCCTAATTTAAGGGGTTGGTGGTCGAATAGCGAAGGTTGACTGGAACAACGGCCACCAGCACCGTCTCGCCACCATCAACGTCTTCAGTTTCAAACAAAGGAGCGTCCGGCTCCACCCATTCGACCGCGCCGCCCAGGGTTCTATCCGATTCAAACAATTGACCTATACTTGCAAGCAAGGCATCGATCGCGGATTGCCGTGTGTCGCCATCGGCGTGTTGGTATTTGACTTCCAATTCCGCAGAATGGTCATAGATGAACGTGTGCGGACTTAACAACTCTTCAGGCTGACCGGGCCTGCCGTCGAACATCTCAATAAGCCCGTTACAAGGAATGATTTCTTCCTTGTCAGGGTTGCGCTGAAAAAAAAGAGTCGGCGTCGTCAGGGTCGTAATCTTAGTGGCCAGGGCTGAAAGGGCCTGTTCTCTCGCGCTTGCCATCACCCCCCCAGAATGTCACGCTTGAATTGAATGGGACCCTGCTTGGTTTTTGGATAATTTTTTAAAATTTGCTCATCAATCTGGTCCGCCCATTTTTCCGCCAGATTGTCGATGTTGATTTTTCGGGGCAGTCTTACTGTCTTGACCAAAACATACATGATGACTGACACTCGTCTACGACCCCTTGCCCGTTGCTTTTCAGTTCCAAATCGAGCGCGTGTCCCGGCGACGTTGGAAATCAGATTTGCGATCAACACCGGTGTTTTGCCCCTGCGCGAAACCAGATGAAGCGGACCAAAACTGCTTTCCGCGCCGGACGAGTTCCAGCGTAATGCCGGGATTGGGCGTTTAGCGCCTCCGCGCACGGTTTCCAACGGCACGTTCTCCGTTGGCAAGGCAAGAAACTTTTTTCTCCGCGCTTTGATGACGTTATTCTGGCTAAAAACCGTCAGCAATTTCGGAGCTTTTGAAAAAACAAAACCCGCCGCGCCCGTTGATTTTTTCTGTCCCGTTGGAAAAATTTTACTTCGCCAGGTTTTTGGCAAACGCCGACCTAACCCAGCCAGTTCAGTATGTCGTCGAAGATCATTTTTTAATCCCACCGTGGCCTCGGTGATGCCTTTCGTCACGCCGATAGCCGCGTCCCTGCGTTCCTGCAACATGATTTTATTAAGATCGCCCGAAAGGGCGGCGGTGATTCTCATTTTTTCACGCAATCCAATTGTTGCCAGATGAGCCCCTCGGCATCCTTTTTCGGCGGAGCCTGAATAAGAAAAACGTCGGGGCCGATGGTCAGGGTGTCGCCCTTGGCCATGATCGGAACCTCTGAAACGCGAACATCAAACAGGTTCGTTCCCTGAACGACTCCAACCTGCCCGGCGTTGAAAACCACGTCCGGCTGGGAACGGATAACGGTCACGGGGACAGAAGCTCCTATTCCCCCCGACCGGAATGTCGCCGGGATCCCAAAATGCAGGAACCCGGCCTCAACCGTCGCGCTCAAATCCGCCATCGTCAGTTGGAGGTCGTGCCTTTGACCAGCAACGCCGGACGTTTACAAAGCGGCAGGGGATTGGATTCGGAATAAAGCTCCGTGCCCTTGCCGTGATCGAGATCCTTCTGGCTGACATAGAGTTCTTGTCCCAGGGTATTGACCCACTGGATCATGTCCGCCGGAGCTAGAAAAGTGTCAAAACTGTTCTGGGTTCCGACCGGGAAGAACCGGCATTCGTTGTCTGCGATCAACCGGTCCGTTGTCTGACCGTCGGAAAGCGTGACCGTGGCGTTATATTCCTCAAAAATAACACCGGCCATTTGGAATTGACCTCGCATATCGTCCCGGAGCGCCGCGCCGTTGTTCCATCGGGCGTAAGCGGGTTCTATTTCCTGATGTGAGGTAAACTCATCAAACCACGTCGGGCCGCAAAGCGCGTGCACGTGATTCATGATCTCGCCTTTGAGGTTCACTTCGATATGACGCTTGACCTCGTTGATTTTGTTTTTGACTTTTGTGGTTCCTGTTCCCAATTTAAAATCCACTGACTTTTCCTGAATTTTAAATTCCTTGAACAGATCAACGAGCAGGTCGCCGTTTCCATCCATGACCTTACCCTTCAACGCACCCGCCCTTAAATGCTCCAGGGTGATCGAATGCTTGTTCCGCATGGTCTGCAATTTTCGTGACAACACAGCGGCCACGGTTTCGAGATCCGTGCTGTCGAAAGCACGCACGTTTTGAATGTCTTCCGGCTTGACCACGTCGTCGTGGGGAATATGTGGAATGACAAACGGCCTGGCTTTCCGTCGATCCGTGATGCCTTTGGTCGCGGGCCCGCCGCGAGGGACGGTGGGTAAAACGTTCAATACGCCTTCCCGCTCCTCGATCACCACGGTGGTGGTGGAAACGGGGTGCACGGGAAACAGGTTCAATTGCCCGATGCGACCATAGAGGTTGGGAAATTTTTGAATGGCGCGGGTCAATTCCGCGTCGTTGAAGCCCAGATTTTCGCTGGCGGTGAAATCTATTGCCTGCATTTTTCAGTCTCCTTTAATTGCTCGAAAAAGTTTTAAAAGGTTTGCAAAATTCTTTCGTCAAACCCCCTGGCGGACGATGATGCCTTTGGCTGACAGTCGGTTTTTGGCCGTGGTCTGCTCAGCCGCTAAAATACCGGTGGCAAAAATCAGACCCGCGTCACTGAGAACCGCATCACGCACAATGGCCCAACTCTTTTTATCAACGCCATTCGGGGCCGTGACATTTTCACCAATAACTCCATAAGCCTCGTGCGAACCATCCGTCGAAGATCCGGCTCCGCCCGCGAGCGTGGCACCTGAAACAACCAGATTGACGCCGCTCTCGACCAGCGTCCACGAGTTGCCGCCGGTGCCTGGGGTATCGTGAGTGATGATGACCTGGTTGTATCCATTGGAGGAATAGGTCGCGAGCAAAATATTAGCGTCCGCGTGCCCATTCAGGACAGTCACTGTATTGTTGATAGTGGTGAGAACATCCTGCCCGATGTTGATCTGGTCGGCGCCCGCGCCGGATGCGACGTAGGTAATGACCTTCCCATTCAGAGTGATGGTGTCGTTGGCCGAAGGCAGTCCATCGAACTGGATATAGCCGGTGGCTGAAATGGCCGGAGCGAGAGCCACCACTTTTCCAGAGCCGGAAACGGTGATGGTGAATTTATCGCCAGCAATGAAATCAGGCGTTCCATCCGCAAGTGTGAAACTCATGTGATCGCTTACGAACGCGACGCCTACGTCTACACGGCCCACCACGTCATCCTGCGGATCGATGAGCTCAAACTGGCCACCGGCGGCAACCGTTTCAACCGCCCGCAGGGTGTATATGCCGGGAACCGCGTCTTTTCCCAATGTGATAGCTCCAAGAACGCCCGCACCGGTATTGCCAGCGTCTGCGGCGCTCACGACAGACCCTTTGGTTTGTTTGCCGATCACGGTGCCGACTTCCAGAACGCGATCCACTCCGGCGCCCGCCAGGACTGTCACTATTTCACGGCTGATCTGGCCATTGCCTTCGTATTTCAGTACGTCGCTTAATTTTTGCTTTTCCACAAATTCAGTCATCGAATTGTCCTCTGGTTGATTTTTTTAGTTTTTATTTTTGAATCATTCCTGGTTCAAATCCCCGGCGACGATTGAGCGGCCAATTGAACACACGCTTTCACCAAAGGGCTGTTTTCAAGGTCCGCTTTGGGTTGGTTCTGCAAGGCACGGGAACCCTGATTTGGATGAAATGC